CCGAATGATTCAAGGTAGGCCCGCAGTTCTTCCACCTTCCAGGCTGTTATTTTTGCGCCCAACTTTACCGGCCTTGGTAATGGGTCATTTGGGTCTTTTAAGAAAAGGAAAAACCATGAAACGCCAGTTGTTATTAGCCCAATTTGCCTCAACGCCCTGGGCGCTAACGCCTGATTACCTGGCATTAATGGCCGATGTCTTGACCCGCTGGGCAATTGACGCCCCGGTATCGGCTGAAATCCAGGAAAAAATCGACGACGACAAACAAATCCGGGCAGCCAGGCAAACGCAAGGACAAAAATCCGGCGCTATCGCCGTTATTCCTGTTTACGGCGTACTGACCCAAAGACCCCCGCAAAATATCAGCGGCCCTGGCGGCACCTCCACCGCCTCAATCGCCAACGCGGTCAAAGCGGCGGCCAATAATTCAAGCGTGGCACAAATTTTGCTCGATTTAGACGGACCCGGCGGCAGCGTTTTCGGCACCTCCGAAGCCGCCGACGTAATCTACCAGGCCAGGGCGCAAAAACCTATCATTGGCATCGTCAACAGCATGGCGGCCAGCGCCACGTATTGGCTAGGCTCCCAATGCAGCGAATTATACTGCACACCGGGCGGCGAAGCGGGCAGCATAGGCGTTTATGGCGCGCACCGCTACCTGGGCAAGATGCTGGAAAAAGACGGCATTGAAACGACCTTAATCAGCGCCGGAAAATACAAAACCGAGGGCAACCCGTTTGAACCGCTCTCGGAAGAAGCCAAAACCGCTTATGAAATGCGTATAAACGAGTATTACACGCTATTTATAGCCGCCGTCGCCCGTGGTCGCGGTGTTAACGCCGCAACCGTACAAAAAGGCATGGGCCAGGGCCGCATGTTGGGCGCTGAAGCGGCGCAGGCTGAAAATATGATTGATGGCGTCATCACCTTCGATGCCCTGCTAGAAAATATGATCCGGTCAGCGAAACCCAGCCGCTCGAAACTCGCCAGCGCACGGCGCGATTTGGCGTTGATGTAGAGACGCCGTAGAGACGCAAAATATTGCGTCTCTACAAAACAAAAATTAATATTTATGCAAAACGACCCCACCACATGGCCGGCCATTACCTGGATCATTGCGCTAACCATGGCGCTATCCGGTGGTTTGATCAACTGGTTTGGGCAAAGTAAAAAATTTATCGCCGGACAATTCAGCATTTTTGAATTGTTTGGGGAACTTTTCACCAGCGGCTTTGTAGGCGTCGGTCTGTTTATGTTTATCGATTCGCTTAACCAACCTATGGGGCTAAGTGCAGCTTCAGCGGGTATCGGCGGACACATGGCCACCCGATTCCTATTTTTAGTTGAGCGCCGCATAGAAAAAAAATTATTGGATGACGAAGTAAAGGAAAAATTATGATTGTAGTAACCGTTATTTTTACGGCATTGATTTGCGGCACCGTCATCTGGATGCTCCATGGTATCGGTAGAATTTTGATGTACGAAGATCAGAAAAACGCAATTAAAGATGAAGATGACTTCCCACCTGCCCGCTAACGCGGGCTTTTTTATGCCCTTAAGGGCCCATTTAAAGTGAGTAAACTTATGCGTACCAGTAAAAAATTGCGCGATCTCCAGGCAAAGAAAGCCGGTTTGGTCGCATCCGCCCGCGCGTTGACCGATTTGGCAGAAAGCGAAACGCGCGATATTTCCGCCGAAGAAAGCACCCAATTTGAAGCGTTGCGCGATCAGATAACCGCCATCAACACGGCCATCGATCGTGAAAATGAATTGCTCGCAGAGGAAGCCAGTCTTGGTTTCAGCGCGGGTAGCAGCGTCATCGACATGGGCGACAACCGGGAAAAGGACGAAAAGCGGGGCTTTAAAAGCTTTGGTGAGTTCTTACATGTTGTGAAAGTGTCTTCAGCCGGTCGTAATGCCATGGATGAACGCCTGTCACTAGTGGCAGCGGCCCCTAGTACTTTTGGCGGGGAATCAACCGGCACTGACGGTGGATTTTTAGCCCCCCCTGAATTTAGCAGAGAAATATTTAGCTTATCACTGACTGAAGATTCCCTGTTACCGTTGACCGACAACATCGAAATCAGCGGCAATTCCATGGTTTTCCCTAAAGACGAGACTACTCCATGGGGTACTGATGGCGTCCGCGCCTATTGGCAGGCGGAAGCTACCGCAGCCACAGCCACCAAGCCGAAATTTGGCACCTCGATTTTGCGCCTGCAAAAACTGATGGCTTTAGTGTATCTATCAGATGAAATGATAGACGACATTAACGCAATGAATACGTACCTGCCCCGCAAATTTGCAGATTCCATTCGCTGGAAAACTAATGAATCGCTATTGTTCGGCACCGGTAACGGTCAACCATTGGGTTGTTTCTCAAGCGCCGCGTCAGTCATGCAAGCCAAGGACGGTAACCAGTCAGCCAGCACGGTTTCAACAGCCAACATTCTCAACATGATAGCGCGCTTGATACCCGGTTGTTTCCCCCGCTCTCAATGGCTGATCACGCCGGATGCTTTGCCTTCGCTATTCGGTTTGACACTTGGTAATTATCCAATTTACCTGCCGGTCAATCAGGGCATTCAGGGCAATCCCTACGGCACCCTGATGGGCAGGCCGATTATGGTCAGCCAACATTCACCGGCATTTTCATCGCAAGGGGATATTTCGCTTATCGATCCAAGCTATATTCGCTCAATCACCAAAGCGGGCGGCATCCAGACCGCAAGCTCGCTTCATATTGCTTTCGATGCCGATGCCACTGCGTTCAGAGCCACTTTCCGCGTTGACGCCCAACCCAAAATTGCAGCGCCGGTCACGCAGGCGAAAGGCAGCAAAACCCTGTCTGCGTTCATCCAGCTCGAAGCCCGTTAATCGATGTAGAGACGCAAGCTATTGCGTCTCTACGAAAACCGAAATTATTTATTTCAGGAGTAAAGCATGTTTCCGAATCAAAAAATATCAGAATCCTTGGTGATGGTAGCCAACATCGCCCCCATCAGTCAGGGCGTCGGCTCGGCCGCTACCGCCTGGGTCCCTGTTAAAAACTACCACCAACTTGCAGCGATCATCAATACCGGCGTGCTGGGCACAGCGGCGACGGTTGACGCCAAGCTACAGCAGGCGCAAGATGCCAGCGGCACCGGCGCGAAAGACATTACCGGTAAAGCGATTACCCAGATCGTCAAAGCGACCGGCGACGGCAAACAGGCGATTATCAACGTGCGCACGCAGGAACTGGACACCAACGGCGGGTTTACCCATGTTGGTTTATCGGTCACTGTTGCCGCTGCCGCCAGTCTGGTATCGGCGGAACTGGTCGCCATGCCCCGTTATGCACCGGCATCTTCACTTAACCCAGCCGCTGTCGTTCAAGTCGTCTGATTTATGCCGCTAAAAATACTCACGCCGCCGGTTGCGCTGCCCTTGCACATCGCCGATGTACGTCAACATTTGCGGCAGGACATCACCGACGACGACAATCTGATTACCACTATCTATCTGCCGCAAGCGGTGGCCAGTGCGCAAATGGAAACCCAGCGGCAATTAGTGGCCGCGCGTTATCAGTACATCCTTGACGCATTCCCTGGCCCGAGTTTGATGGGCGTACCCATGGGCAAAGCGTTCGGCATTCCACGGCACGCCATTCAGATGCCGGTTGGCCCGCTTATACAGGTTATCAGCATCGAATATACCGCGATGGATGGCAGCACGCAAACGATGCCGACCACGGATTACACCGTTGACCTTACGTGCGATCCGCCCCGGATTACGCCGGTATTCGGCAAGATTTGGCCGATTACCTTGCCGCAAATAGGATCGGTGCGCGTGACTTTCGACGCGGGCTATGTCGCGGCGTTTGTTGCCAATGCAACGTCAAACACCGTTGCTATCAGCGGCTGGAAAACGCTGTTGGTAGGCGACACCGTCAGGCTTAGCAATTCCGGCGGCGCGTTGCCAGCGCCATTAACGATTAAGACCGATTACTTCATCCAGTCTGTTGTCAGTCCCGGCGTTTACACACTGGCTGCAACATTCGGCGGCGCTGTAATCGATATTACCAACGTGGGAACCGGTCTTAATTTTGTCGGGCAAACCGGCTTCAACGGCAGCGCCGGGGAAATACCCGGCGGACTATTAGCCTGGCTATTGATGGCGGTTGAAACCCGATATTCATACAGAGGTCAATTGATCAATACGCCTGGCGTGATCACCAATAACCCCTATGTTGACCGGTTGCTTGATCCTTACCGGATGGTAATCCTATGACAGCCGCTGTCGCCCGCTGGCCGGACACCGGCGAACTGGTGCGCCGCGTCACCATTCGGCGCTGGACGGACACCGCCAATATTGGTTTTGGCATCGACCAGAATTTTGATGCCGGTATCACCCGTTGGGCAAAAATTCAGCCGGTTCTGGGCGAAGCGTATTATGGCGCGAAACAAATCGGTGAGGACATCACGCACCGTATCTGGTTGCGCTATGGCCCAGGCACCCGGACGGAAGAAATAACGGGCCAGCATGTTATTGATTATTCACAAGGCAACCGGCGCTTTCGCGTCGTGCGGACAACGAATAGCAGCGACGCGCAGATGTTTACGATGGTTGAATGCAAGGATTTGGGGGCAATAACGTGACCGATTTGCTCAATCTCCGGATTACCCTGGAACCGCATTTTAACCGGTTGCTGTTTGACAAACGCCAACTTAAAGCGGCCATCCGCAAAAGCGGCGCTGTCGTGCGAAGGGAATCCAGGCGCTTGATTTCCAGCCGCGCGGTATCCTCGGCCGGCGATTTCCCCGGCTATGATTCCGGCACGATGAGCAGGGCAATCAAGATTAAGGTAGGTTCAGGCGGCGGTTATGTGCGGATTATGCCGTACAGAACGGCGGAAATGGGCGACGATTTTTATCCGGCTTATCTGGCCGTCGGCACCCGGCGCGGCTTGCAACCCCGTAAAGATTTTATGGAGGCCGCCTTGAACAACAAACAGGCCGAAATCAGGGCGGCTATTTCAGCGTCCCTGGCTAATTCACTTAGAGCGCAATTGCGCTAGACTTACAAAGCAGGAAAAAAAGATGAGCTTATTACGTGGACAATCCAACGCAGTGGGCGGCGGTGATATACCCGTTTTTGTTGATGCGGCAACTAACGCCATGTTAACTAAATCAGCATCAGGCGCGTTAGCGTCGGGCGAGGCCCATATAGGTGAAGTCGGCGGCAATATGCTTACGATTTCCGCCGAAATGACACGGCCAGCCGACACCACGGCTTATACGGCTGGTGATGTGGTCAGCAATAACGCGACAACGACAACACCCGTGCAGTTAGCCAATATTTTCAGGGTGGCTAGCGGCAGTGGTTATATCGTTAAACTGCGTCTGGTCACTGATAAAAAATCAATTACGCCACGATTGAGACTGCATATTTTCAATGTCAACACCGCGACAGTAGCAGCAGATAACGCGCCGTATAAAGAACTTTACGCTGATTCAGACAAGCGCCTGGGTTATTGGGATATGCCCGCGATGATAACAGCAGCCGATACTACCAATTCCGATATGAGTCGGACATTGGATTTAAACTGTCGAATAGCCGTTACTGCGGCCAATGGATCACGCGATCTGTTTGTCGTTTATGAAGCCTTGGACGGATTCACCCCGGCATCTGGGCAAAAATTCAATATAACGGCTGTGATGGACAATAACTAATGTTCCGGCTTCGTGAAAGGCGATTATTTACGTCTAAAGCTGCTGCAATTCCCAGCTTTTACCAAAATTATGCCACCACGCCACAGATTGATTCCCGCATAACGTGGGCGCGTAACATTACCGCAACCTGCATGGCTTATGCACCCACAGCCGTAGCAGGCGATTTGCCGATATTAACAACGTGTGCGGCTAATGAACCACGTTTTAACAATGCAAGGCGTATCGGTCAGAATAATTGGAGCGCAATATTAAATGATGGCTCGGCAATACCATTGCCAATTACCTTGTTGGCGGAGGAAGCCCGTACTAATTTACTGGTAACACCCGCTACACCAGCAACGCAGAATATAACGACGACTGCACAGCCCTATACTGTTTCAATGTGGGGGACAGGCACATGTGTTTTAACAGGAACAGCGACAGGAACACTAACAGGAACAGGCGCAACGGATAGAGTTTCATTAACAGTACCAGCTACAGCCGGGACTTTAACGCTGACATTTTCTGGAACTAACACTAATGGACAGTTTGAAGCTGGTCCTACTATGTCTAGTTATATTCCTAACAATACGCCTCGTGTGGCCGATGTTGCCAGTTTAACAGGTGTAGGTTTAAGTTGGTACAACGCCGAGCAAGGCACTTTTGTTATCAAAGCATCTGGAAAATACTCATCGGCTCCTGGTAATATCGGTGTGTGGAATCCCTTATTAACGGGCGAAGGCACGTATGCCATTCGGTACAATAAAAACATTGATAATAGTGCATATCTCTATTTGCCCAATGCGCAAGCGGGTGTAAATCCTGTTGAATATCAATATATTCCAACGCCGACGACGATTTTACTGTGTGAACAGGGCATTATTAATATCAGTAGTTGGACATATTATCCGAGTGATCTAACGCCTTCTGTTTGTGCTGGTTTGGTTAATGGCACATTGACGACGATTTTTGATACTAGCTATGCGGCAACCTCAAATTTTACTAGCGCATTTCAAACCTATCCCTGGTTTAGTGCAAAATATTTTCCAAAAATTAACACGTCTAACGCAACAAATTTAAGTCTTGCATGGTATCAATTACCTGTACCGACTTTTCCAAGTATTGACACCACTAAAGTTACCAACTTTACATCAGCATTTAGAGTTTTAATTAATTTAGTTATCTTTCCGCTATTGAATACGATAGCCGCTACCAATTTTAACTTATCATGGGACGGGGATACTTCATTGACCACATTCCCTCCTAACTTTTTTGATAATGCTAAAGCTACTGTTTATACAAATTCCTTTAGAAACTGTGCATTGTCTCAAACATCCGTTGATAATATTCTGGTGTCTATTAATCAGTCGAGATTGAATACGCCAAGTTTGATTAACGGCACTCTAAATATGACAGGCGGGACTAACGCAACTCCATCAGCGACAGGGCTTGCAGCGAAAGCTGCATTAGTAGCAGCAGGATGGGCAGTGAGCCATAACTAGAGTATAATCAATACGTTATAACAGTTTTGTGTCTAGGTTTAGCGGCTGAAAAGAGGGAAACCTACCCTCCTGACACAATTTTTAAAGTAGGTATTTTGATGAGGTGTCAGAATGTTAACGCAAGAAATAGTAAGAGAACACATAAATTACGATCCACAAACCGGAATCGTAAAATGGATAAAGCCAAGAGCTAGACGGGTAAAGGTTGGAGATACCGTAGATTGTTTAATTCATGGGTATCTAAGGATTGTTTTATATTCAAAATATTATGCACTTATTCAAAACGGTTTGATACTTTAGAAGAAGCAGAAATGAATATAAAAATAGTAAGGGAACATATCCACAAAGAATTTGTGTGTCATGGCGAATAACTAAATTGTGAATTTAAACCTCGTCATTGCTCAACTGCGCACGTATTGCCCGTCTTTCGGCGGGCGCGTGGCCGGTTCTGCGCGTTTCAAGCGTTTGGATGAAGCGGGCAACCTGACCGTCCCGGCCGCCTACGTGATCCCGTTGGACGACAACCCCGGCGAACGGATGAGTCTTAACGATGTCAGGCAGCCGATTACCGAATCATTTGCCATCATCGTAGCGCTCAGCAACACGCCGGATGAACGCGGTCAGGCAGCTATTAATTCTGCGCATGACAGCATTCGGGCTGAGCTCTGGAAGGCCTTAATAGGCTGGCAACCCGACCCCGTGACCTATCGCGGCGTCGAATACCAGGGTGGCAACCTGCTTGATTTGGACCGCTCTCGCCTATGGTATCAATTCGATTTTGGCGCGTACATGGAAATAGCCCCGGAAGACGGTTGGCAGGGCGTTGAACTGGCCGCCTTGCCGCATTTTGTTGGTGCAACGATTAACGTTGACGACATCGATCCTGCCGCCGACCCTAATTTGCATTACCCCGGCCCGGACGGGCGCATAGAACATATTGTAAAATCACCCCCCACCGGCGTTTTGCCCTAGGAGTTACCATGTTTGTAAAACCCGCTTCCGGACTGTTTGTGACTGATCCGGATCGCAACGATATTTTGCCTCCCGAAGGGCGAAACGTCGAACCACATCAATACTGGCTGCGCCGTCTGGAAGATGGCGACGTAATAGAAACAACGCCGCCGGTCGATGCGCCGGTTAAAGCGGAAAAGGACAAGGGGTAAGTTATGGCCGTCTCATTTAATTATATTCCCGCCGGTAACGGCGTTCGCGTCCCGCTGTTTTATGCGGAAATGGACAATAGCCAAGCCGGTTATTTCACCCAGTCGTTGAGATCCTTGATGATCGGGCAAAAACTGGCCGCCGGTACTGCCGTCGCCAACGTGCCTTATCTGGTTTCGCAAACCAGCCAGGCCATAGCCCTGTTTGGTCAAGGCTCCATGCTGGCCCGTATGCATGCCATTTACCGCCTGTCCGATCCGACCGGCGAGCTTTGGTGCATGGCCGTGGCTGATGCTGGTGGCGGCGTGCAGGCGACCGGGACGATCACGGTAACCGGTCCTGCCACGGCGGCGGGTACGATCAATCTTTATATCGGCGGCCAACGCGTGCAAGTCGCGGTCGGCAGTACCGATATTGCTACCGCCATCGCGACCAACATTAACGCCGCCATCAACGCGGCGCTGGATTTGCCGGTCACGTCAACCGTGGCAAGCGCTGTCGTAACGCTCACCTGCCGTTGGAAAGGGGCGACCGGCAACGATATTGCCGTGCTGGATTCCTATCGGGGCAGTGCAGGCGGTGAAGCGCTGCCCACTGGCGTGGCGCTGACCTATACAGGCAGTAATTTCCTTACAACAGGCGCAACTAACCCGACACTGACCGGCGCGATTACGGCCATGGGCGATGACGCCTACGACTTTGTTATTCATCCTTTCACCGACAGCGGCAGCCTGGATGTATTCGCCACTGAATATGGCGATTCTTCCGGACGCTGGTCGTGGTCTCGGCAAGTTTACGGGCATTGTTATTCAGCTTTACGCGGCGCATTAGGCGCACTCAGCACCGCCGGTGGTTTGCGTAACGATCCGCACCATACCATTGCCGCCATCGATCTTGATTGCCAGCATCCCTGTTGGGAATACGCAGCGGCTTACGGCGCACGCAATGCGGTTTATATCGCCGCCGATCCGGCACGACCCACGCAAACCGGTGAACTCACCGGCTTGATGGCTCCACGGGCGGGGAAAAAGTTTATCTGGTCTGAACGCAATGTCCTGCTTAACTACGGCATCGCCACCAGCTTTATCGTATCCGGCGTGATCCAGATTGAGCGGGCCATCACGACTTATCAGAAAAACACCTTTGCACAGGCCGATCCCAGTTATCTGGATTCGGAAACCTTGCATACAGCGGCCTACGTGTTGCGCTATCTGCGCTACGCCATCACGCAGAAATACGCACGCCACAAACTGGCCAATGACGGCACCCGTTTTGGACCAGGCAACGCCATTGTCACGCCATCAGTGATTCGCGGCGAGCTGTTGGCGGCTTACGATACACTGATGATGTTAGGTATTGTTGAGAATAAAGAAGCGTTTAATACCTATCTGATTGTCGAACGTGATGGGCTTAATCCCAATCGCGTCAATGTGCTATTCCCTCCAGATTACGTGAATCAGCTAAGGGTTTTCGCTGTGCTCAATCAATTCCGTCTACAGTATCCTGTTCAGGCCGCCGCGTAAAAAAAAGCCGTAGAGACGCAATATTTTGCGTCTCTACAAATAATTCCAAGCGAATAGATTAAGAAATCATGACGGCCGCTAAATTAAACCTACCTGTTATTGAAAAAGGCGCAACGTATCGGCATACGCTGATCTGGCAGGATTCAAACGGCCAACCGATTAACCTGACTAATTGTACCGCAAAATTACAGGTACGTGAGGACCCTGCGGCGATAACGGCTTTGCTTGAACTTAGCACCGAGAACAGCCGCATTACGCTTACGCCGTCCACGGGGAAAATAGACTTTTATGTCACCGCTCATGATACCGACGCGCTAATAGGCGCGGGCGGTTTTTATGATCTGGAAATCTATTTTTTAAACGGGGACACGGTGCGCTTGTGTTCCGGTATGCTGCCGTTTAGCGAACAAATAACGCGATGACCGACACAATTGTTTTAGTCACGCCGGTCATTGATGTACTTGTTACAGACCCACAATCGGTCAATGTAATAAAGACAGCCGAACAAGGTCCGCCGGGGTCAACGGGCGCAACAGGGGCGACAGGGGCAACGGGTGCAACAGGGGCGACAGGGGCGACAGGGGCAAAAGGTGACAAGGGGGATACGGGTAGTATCAGTAATTTGAATGCCATAATTAACTTACCCAATATAACTGGAACTATTGATTTTAATAATAAATATCGTCTGGCTTATAACCCTAATACGAATAGTTTAGACTTTACCTATCTTGGCTGATAACCATGCGAGAGATACAGATAACTCACCGGTTTGCCAGTGCTAAGCCTGACAGTTCAGACCTTACCTTAATACAGCCCTCCAACTGGAATGATAGCCATGTCGTCGGTAATTCAATACCCCATGAATTAGCACAGACCGGCACTAATATCGCCGTTGATACCTCAGTATCTACGTCATTTAAAGCGGTTCTGTCAGGCAATCATTTTTTAGAAAACCCGACGCATTTGGTTGAGGGTGACACGCTGTTATTTATATTTACGCAAGATTCAACCGGTAAGCGGCTGCTGACGTTTGACACACTGTATAAAGTTTCGGGCAGTTCATCGTTGAGCACTAAAGCGGGTTCAATTGATGTACTGAGTTGTTATTACAATGGCGCCTATTTGCTGTGTACCTTACAGCGTAACTTTACGACACCCATTTCCTACTCGGCAGGAACGATGGATTTTAGTGTGATACAAGGTTCTGGACTCATAACCCTAATTCAGTGAAAAATTTATTATGCCAACCACTATAAAAGTTTTAGATTCTGACGGCGTGCCGCAGACTATCAATACGAATCCCGCACTCGGACAAGCGCTCGCTGCTGCCAGTCTCCCTGTCGTATTGGCAAGCGATCAGCCCACGATTCCTGTTGCAACCAATGCGGAAGGAACCATAGGCGCAGGGAGCGCACCCAGCAAATCATTAATTGGCGGGGGTATTTATAACGCATCAAGATTAACGTTGGCATCCGGGCAAGGGTCAGCTTTGCAATTAGATTCAGATGGTTCTTTATACGTTAATGTGGCCGATATAGGTAGTGTTGCGACTTCTGCAAAACAAGATACGCAAACAACAGCCCTTGGAACCTTAGCCTTAGAGAACGGGGGTAATCTTGCCGCTATTTTAGCCAAGATTATTGCAGCGCCTGCAACAGCAGCTGCGCAAGCCACCTTGTTATCTGCTATTCAAGCAGGACTTTATCCCAGTGAGAACCACATAGGCTTTGTTTCAGGCAGCAGTATCGTCGTGACGGCCACGTTCAACAGACCTGCGAACGCAACGGCTTATGCGGCTTTAGCGTCAATCTCGGATTCAACAACTGCGCCCACTATTCTCACGTTTGCCAATATGGGCAGAGTAAACGCGGGGAGCGGCTATATCACGAAAGCGCGATTAATAACCAATCAAAGCACCAACACGGCGCGTTATCGATTGCATCTTTACAATGTAGCGCCGACCGCTATTAACGATGGCGCGGCGTATACAAATTTATCGGCTAATAAAGCCAATAAAATCGGTTATATCGATTTTGACCCGATGGCAACCGAAGGGGCGGGTTCAGACATCGCAGAGTCTCTAAACGCGACCTGCCGATTAGCGTTTTTATGTGCCGCCGCCTCCAGGACTTTATATGGGGCATTGCAAACCAAAGACGTTTTCACGCCTGCCAGCGGTCAAACTTATTTTGTAGAGCTAACACCTGAGCAAAATTAATGAGGCCGTTCAATGCCCGTAGTCTAGTAGCTTCTGCCTTAGTCAGGAAGAAGTATACGTACGCTCAAGTTTCATCAGGCTTTACTGGGCCATTGGATGCGACTACTACAGCTAATACGCTCTATGGCATCGTCAATGGCGCGACGACCTGGAATGGCTGGGTGACCGGGACAGATTTATATATGACGGCTTCTTCAGGATCGGGCACTGTCGCCGCTCTTTTGGAAGTCAGCATTGATGATGGCCTTTGGTTTACGCCCTCTTACCTTTCCTCAATGCCAGGTTTCTATACTATTTTTACTGGAAAACCCCATAGCCAGTATCAAGTCTGTATACGGTTCAAAGGCTCTGCATTCAACCCAAAGTGGATGACGAACACAAGCACGGAAGCTAATCCGTTGTTTATTGTTGACGGAGCCTATTCGCCGTCTATTGTACCCGTTTTAACGTGGGTTCAATGCAATGACGGCAATGCCTTAACTGCTTGGAGTTCGTGTAATGTGGCGGCAACCGGAGGCGGCGGCACTAACTATGTCCCCGCTTACTTGCCAGGATCAATAAGCCTGGTTTCAGGGACTGCCATACCGTCGGTAAAATTTAAAACTAACGCAACCCGGATGGTCGTCATTAATCCTGATCCGTATGTTTTTGTTTCTATAGACGGAGCGGCTTACACCCGGTACAAGTGTTCTTTGGCGACTCAGGTCTATCATACGACCCACATTCCACTGGATGGCGCTACACACACCTATAACGTATGGCAAAGCTCAGCACGGGGGACGTTTAACGTTTTTGCTGTCGGGCTTGATGCGGCGGTCGTCGATTGCGGTACAAAAAGGCGGATGGATCAATATGGTTCATCAACGACAGCAGGCGCCGGGGTAGGCGCGTCCAATTCAGACGGGCAGGTTGATACGATGTCCGTGGCTTCCGCATTAGGTTTGGTAGGTTCCACTTATGGCATATCCGGAGAAAACATAGCCGGGTTTGTTGCCAGAATGACGGCCTTGTTAGCCGCAAAAACCGTGGCATCTACTGATGTTTGCATCCTTCAACTAGGCGCTAATGATATTGGCGTATTGGATGCAACGGCGCAAACGAATATAACAAACATAATCACCGCAATGTTAACGAAAGGTTATGGAAAAATCATTGTACGTGGAAATTTAACCGTGTTGGGCGAGGCGGGTTCAACGACGACGCTTAAAACAGCTGATAATATAACAATCGGTAATTTGGTGACCGCCTACGGCAATGCGAATGTACGTTTTGTAAACCCCATTGCGCTAGCTTGGGGCGTTGTCGATTCACCGGATGCAACGCATCCATCAGTCGTTGGTTATCAAACGATTACACCCCTTGAAGTGACTGCCTATAGCCCTTTAATTTAAGATGGCCTTTAGTCCTGCCTTTAACCCAGCATTTTATCAGGTTAATCTAGGGCCCCTTCTAGGGATTGTTCTCGTTAGAATAACCTCTGATTTAGAACTCCGTTGTTTAGGCGAGTTTATTGAAGGAAACGGGCCCGTATCATTGGACACCCAAGGCAATATTAAAGCCTATGAGTTTATTGAGATGGCTAATATCTTAAGATTGAATGATCAATCAGGTTTGATGGCTTGCCAATTGACTGAACAGGTGGGAAATATCTAATGGCACAGTTAAAAACAGGGACAACGGTAGGCGGTTACCAAGTATTGACGGGGCAAGATGTCGCCTACCTTGCCCAATTAGTATTAGCGCCGCCCCCGGTTATTATTACCGGGACATCGACAGCAGGCTCAACCCTTATCACAATGGCTTCAACGACAGGTGTTTTGTCGGGAATGCAGGTTAACGGTGTCGGCAGTCCCTTAACCACGGCTTTGGCCTGTATGCTGCAAGGCGCGAACGATACGGTAACGGCAACCGCACATGGCTTGGCAAATGGCGATCTAGTCTCGTTTGCAACGCTGGTCACCACGACGGGCATTGCTATCTATACGCCGTATTATGTCGTCAATGCAACGACTAATATATTCCAGCTTGCTTTAACCGCAGGCGGCGCGGCTATAGATTTAGGTGGTGATGGCAGCGGAACAATTTTATATAGAGCAACAATAACGACTGTCAATACCAATGTCAGCGTGGTACTCAATCGGAAAATGACCGGTTCAGGTTTGGCTAATTTTGAATATCGGGCATTTAATACGGGATTAGCCTTGATGAGAGGCTGGGCAATTTAATTATCGGGCGAAATTCTCGCCCTAATCTGGAGAAAATATCATGGGTGGTAGAGTCGCAGGAATCTGTTTCGTCAAATGCGACGGGACTCAACTTGAAATCAAGGGCAAAATAGAAGAGCCGTTAGTTCAATTAGCACGGGAAACAGTCATGTCGCTGGCAGGCAACGCCGGGTATAAAGAAACGGCTCAGCGTCAGTATTTAAAAGTTGACGCCATCTTTACGCGCGATTTTCCGCTGAACAAATTAGCGCAAGGCACCAACATGACCGTGACTGCCGAACTAGCTAACGGCAAGGTTTACACCTTGACTAACGCGTATGTCGAAGGCGAGATGACCGGCAATGGCGAAGAAGGAACGGTGGAAATTGAATTTTCCGGCATTACCGGCGTTTGGCAATGATTGTAAAACTGTCAAAGCCGATCACGGTGGCCGGTGAACCTGTGGCCGAGCTGGACTTACGGGAACCCACCGTCGAGGATGTTACCGACATCGGCTATCCGTTTTCGATGATTCCTACCGACAATGGCACAGAGATCAAGCTGGATGTTAAAGCCGTCCTGAAATATGCGTCACGCCTGGCCGGTGTACCGCCCAGCAGTCTGAAAACTATCTCGCTGGGTGACCTGAGCAATCTGCAAACAGCGGTGATGGGTTTTTTCGGGGACGAGGCGGCGACGCCTCCGAACTCCTAAACAGGATATTTGAAATTGCGTGGTTCTTCAAGATCGACCCGGCTCAGGTTTTCGCGTTAACGCTGGACAAGTTTGAATTGTATTCCAGCCAGGCTGAACGCATCGCCGAACTGACAAATAAAACATGACACCTGCTGACACACTGCCAGCCAATTTGACGCGCTGCAAAGGTCGCGATTGCACCGAAACAGCCGCCTGTTTGCGGTACGTGACCATAGGACGTGACCCAATAGATCGGCATTACTCCTATATCGAAACCGGTATGCACAAAGAATCTGGCTGTATTTTCAAAATCGAGGTAGAGACGCAAAATCTTGCGTCTCTACGGGGATAATCAATGGCCAATTCCTTCAACCTCCGCGCTATCATCAGTTGCGTCGATCGCCTCACGCCTGTCCTAAACGCCCAATCGCGCCAAATCCGTGCTTGGGGGCGGCAATTCGAGCGGGCAGGTCGTGGCGCTATTCCGATGGCGGCAGGACTGGCCGCAGCGGTTCTGATTCCTGCCCGTGCGTTCATGGAAGCCGAAGACGCGGCAACGCAGTTAAAAAGCGTGCTGATGACCCGAGACGGGCTGTCAGGCGGGTTTGAAGACCTGATGAAAATCGCCACCGATCTGGGCAACAAACTGCCGGGAACCACAGCGGATTTCGCGCACATGGCCACCGTCATGAAGGCCAACAATCTGAATACCTCGGTGTTGATCAACGGGGGCTTGAAAGCCGCCGCTTATCTCGCCGTAGCCACAAAGGGGCTCGGCGAAACCTACGACACGGCAGCTGTTGGTATAGCCAAAATATCTAATGTTTTTTCAGTCGCAGACAGTGACCTGGTAGGTCTTGCCGATACCATGCAGCGCGTTGTTCACATGGGCGTCGGCATCGATGATTTTGTGCAGGCCATGTCTAAAGCCGGTGGCCCGTTAAAAGGTCTTAAGGTTCAGGGATTGGAAGTCGCTAACCAGATGGCCCCTTTAATAGCAATGTTGGTGCAGTCCGGGGTCGAAGCCAGCGAAGCGGGAACCGGCCTCAAGAAGATGATTTCAGAGGCTGCCGGGGAAGGAAAGTTCACGTCAATCGCCAATTTGGTTAAAGATCTGCAAAAGGCTAGTAAACTGAAAATGACCAAGCTTTTCCCAGAATTTACAGAGCGTTTCGGCGCAGAACACGCCTCAAAAGCCTTAATTATTTCAACTGGCAATTATGCTGAAATGGTTAAAAAAATGAAAAATCAGGCCGATTTACAGATGCGCATTAATGCGGCGCTGGGATCGCTGACTAATCTTTGGGATGCCGCAACCGGTACGTTCACGAATGCGATGGTGGCATTCGCAACCGCCTACGCACCGGAAATGAAACAGCTTGCACAATCCATCAATGATGTGTCCGGAAGTTTGCAGACCTGGGCCACCAACAACGGCCCCGCGATAAAAATGGTGCTGGAAATGGCGGGGGCATTTGTCGCGCTTAAATTGGCTTTATGGGGCGCTAGTTTGGCTTTTAGGGTATTGAACGGAGTTATGGCTACCAATATTTGGATATTGTTGCTCTCGGCTATAGTTACACTAGCACCGTTGATTTATGAAAACTGGGGAGCAATCTGTGACTTCTTCAAAACGGCCTGGCAAGGTACTACTAACGGGACAAAATCCATTTTTGATAATTTTACTAATTGGTTGACATCATGCTGGACAAACTTTTCTGATTGGATAATGCTTAAAATCACAGCCGTTGGCGAATGGTTTAAGAACCTTATCCCAGAGTCGGTCGTGGCGGTCTTTAGCGGCATTATTGATCAGATCACGGCAAAATTTAACGCGTTCGTTGCGTTCATAAAATCCGGCATTAGCGGCATCCAGTCAGTCATTAGCGGCATCTCCAACTTTTTCGGACAGACGCCGAACGGCATGAGGCCGCCGGGACAGTCCGGCATTCCTGCCATTCCTAAAGCCGCAACGACGGTGCCTAAAGTCAGTAATGTCATCCCGATGCCGAAAGCCGCACAAGCCATGCCGCTGCAAAACGTAGCCAACGTCATCAAGATGCCGAAAGCCGCACAGTCTATGCCACTGCTGAAAGTCGCTGCCAATGCTGCTGATTTTCTGCCCAGAGCATCAGGCAATCAGCCAGGCACAAGCCCCGGACCCCGCAAAAGCCTGGTACAGCCACAACAACCTGTACGCGGTAATATCGATGTCAACTTCAAAAATGCCCCTCAGGGGATGCGGGTCACGCCCACGAAAGCAGGCGGTCCGGTATCGGTAACGCCGAATGTTGGCTATCGTTCCTTTGCAGGTGGTAGTGCGTAAAGACAAAAAAAACATAGTGTTACCAAATTAATCTCACGTAAATACATACGTAGAGACGCAAGATTTTGCGTCTCTACAATCCGCATAAAAACATGGCCGAACCCGCAAAAAAACAGCAGTTATACGAGAAACTTCGTCCCGCTTCCTTCCGTAAAGTTCCGTTTCTAGTTGACGGCACGGAATTTGAAACCGGGCGGCGAACCCAGGTCCACGAATATCCGCAACGGGATAAGCCCTATTCCCAGGATATGGGCCGCGCCACGCGCCACATCGAGTTTGACGCCTTTGTTATCGGCGAAGATTACGTCGAGAAAGCCAATGCCTTATTGGGCGCACTGGAAGAATACGGTTCAGGCGCATTGATTCATCCCTGGTTCGGAACGCTGAAAGTTAATGTGTTGACCTGTCGGGTGGTGTTTGACAGAGGGTTGGGTCACGCACTATTCAGCCTGTCATTTGTTGAGTCAGGCGAGCTTGCGTTTCCCTCATCGGCTGCCTCCACAGCCGCATTATCACGCAAGGCCGCCGCTAAACTTGAGAAAGTCAGCGTCAGCCGCTTCGCCAAAGTTTTCGCCGTGCTCGGCAAGATTAACGCTCTGGCGGTTAAGGCGCTGACGCTTTATGGGAAAGTGCTGTCGTTTTTGTCCAACCCTATTTTCGCCCTGGCCAGTCTGCTCGGCTTCGGCGATTTGTTGGGCAATCTGGGCAGCCTGTCCGCGTTGTTCGGGATGCCGATTAATCTGGGCTGGAATTTTGCCGGGTTGCTGAATTTGTCTGGCAAGGCAAGAACGGGCGCATTAACCGGAATCGTCGGTGTATCGGCCTTGGGATTGGCTACCGGTAGCACAGTCAGTCTGTCAACTTTCGGACTGGCCAGCGGTACTACGGCAGCGGCAAACGATACCCTGATGATGCCGATTGTGCGAGGGTTAACGCGCATGGCGGTTGATCCGATCCTGGCGCAACCGGCAACGCGAACGTATACCACGGCGACCGCCGCGCAAGTTAACGCCAATGAGTCGGCAATCCTGGCGAATACCCGGCAATTGTTGCTGGTGCAGGCGGTCGGACTGTCCAGCTATCTGGATTGTTCGATTTACGATGATGTTTTAGCGGTTAAAAATGAACTGGCAGCGGCGCTGGATGCCGAGACGCAGGTTGCTGACGACGATGAGCTCTACCAAGCGTTGATGGAAGCCCGCGCGGCGATGCACCGTGACTTGACCGAACGCTCGCGCAACAGCGCCCGCCTGAACACGGTCACGCCGCCCGATGTGTTGCCCATGCTGGTGACCGCTTACGATTATTACGAAAACGCTGGACGCGATGCTGAAATCACCCAGCGCAATAAAATCAGGCATCCGGGCTTTGTGCCGGTTGCGCCTTTGAAGGTGTTGAGCGCATGAGCAATGATTTTTACTGCCGGTATGGGCAACACTGGGCTCACAAAGATTCAAAAATTCATACCCCACGCCAGGGTAATTATATTTGCGCCGATTGCGAAGACAAACGAATTCAGCACCAATCAAAGGGCAATGACAGAAACCGGCGCTTTGATGATGTTGAGAATAATGATAAGTATCAATAACATATACAACATATTTAGATACTTTCTAAAAAATAGACATGAAACCGGATTCAATTGTACATAAGCACAAAATGGCGCTTTACAACCTGGATTTGATTGTCGATTGGCGTTTTGAAAATGACAAGGTAAAAATCGTCGAGGTGCATATTATTCATCATAATTACCCTGATTTACTGAATTTTTTATCGGGAAAAGTGTTTAAATTGATCGTCGAACATATTGAAATACATGACTTAAAAAAAAGTTGTAAAAAAAATTCACATGATCCTGAAAATACTTGATACCGTTGACGAATGGATGATCTGGGTTATTTTGATTTTGCTGTTGATTTTTGCGTGGTGGCTATGAGCGACTTGATACATTACATCACCCGCTTAGAAGGCGCAAACCTGCTTGGCGTGGGCGTAAAGTCGCTGTGGAACATGGAAAAGAAAGGGCTGATCCCAACCCCTGCCGTTAGAATCCATAACGACAAAACCAGCAGGCCTAATATGGGTTATGACCGCGCTATTTTTGAGGCCTGGGTCAAAACCAACCCGGTAAAACATAAGGGCTATCAGGACCCCGAAAAACGCCTACAACACTATGCAGACAGGGCAGCGGCCACGACGAATGACGTTGTTAAAGGCGATGTTTGGAACATTCGGACCGGAAAAAACCGAAAGAATTTTGAGTATGGGGGTCACGCAAAAAATGTGATTCTGTTCTGCCAACCTAAATTGTTATACCGTGGACATAACTTTGATTAATAAATTAATTAATATAATCAAGGCTTTATTAATGAAACATCATGAAAGAAATGAAGACAAAAAAGAAGAACCGAAGTATCTTATAACCCACCTAGAGAGAGAAATAATCATGAAATTAGAAGAACTGCTCACAATTAATAATTCGATCAAAGACCAACTCACCAAAATTGATCAGGAAATCATCACAAAATTAGCTGAATTACAAACGGCGATTGATAAATTAACCGAACAATTAGCCGCTGTTGAATTGACTGACGAACAAGCCGCTTCTGTTGTGGCTGTTCAGGATGCAGTTAATGCAATCGACGCAATCATACCGGATTCAATCGTTTAGCCGATGTTGCTCACGTAGAGACGCAAGATTTTGCGTCTCTACGCCGCAAAAGTTTTGCACCGGCTAGGTTAATCCATCGCCGAACCCTTATACCCAAGGTTGCCGGTGCATCCCCTAAAAAACAAACAGATCAGTACCTGCTAGTTTCCTGTTGTGGTTTCTAACTGCACCGCAACAGGTTTTTATCAACAAATTTTGTAAGGAAATTGAAATGGAAATACCTAAATATCTAAAAGACGCGCTGTATCAGTTTTCGGAAGATGTTCTTGCGGAGCGTGATCATTTTGACGAGTTGCAAAAACAGGCGGAAGAAGACGCGCTTGAGCTGGAGGCGCATAAAGAAAACTGGTTAACGCACCTGTTCAGGGAAACTAAACCAACTACTAGGATATAGCTGTGTCTTGTCTTATCGGAGTCATCATTTACGCGATTGTGGCCCTCATAATTTTATTTGTTTTAGAATACGTGTTTGCCCAGTTTCTACCGCTCCCCCCAAAGATTATTGCCCTGATACGGATTTTGGTGGGCTTGCTGATTTTGCTCTACGCATTGTCTTGTTTTGGAATACTGGACGGGCAGGGGCCATTTTTTAGGCATGGGTATCCGTGACGGAATTTAAAGAACGAAACAATGACAGACGCACGGGTGATAGATTGGTTAGCCTCACCCGGCTTTGTGATTTTTTCATCGAGGAAAAGAAGAAAAATCCGCATTCTGAATATGCTTGGAATGAATTACGGGACGAGATATTCAATTTACACAAAGAATTGGAAAGCATAAAAGCACTCAATGTGAATTTTGTAAAAGAAGTAAAGATGCTCAAGGATGAAATTAATGAAATACATGGGGAAGCTAAAAAGTGAAAGTTACAATTGATACAGAATATTTTACCGAGACAATAGAATTTAAAACTTTAACTCAACCAGAGGAACTTGATATTTTTAAGAAATTAATAGATATTTTTTATCAATCCGATAAATCATACGTCGAAAAAGATTTCTACAAAAAACACTTGAAATTTGTTGACGAATAAAATAAATGACCGAACTTGTCACACTCAGCGTCAACGGCCTGGATTTTCAAGGCTGGAAATCTGTGCGCATTGAGGCAGGCGTCGAGCGACAATGCCGCAGCTTCGAACTTTCCGTAACCGATCAATGGCCTGGCAGCGTGGAGAAGGTGCGCCGGATCAAGCCTGGAGATTTGTGCGAGGTGCGCATCGGCGGTGATCTGGTCTGCACCGGTTATGTGGATGCGACGCCGATTGATTACGACGCCAACAGCGTTTCAATTATAATTCGTGGACGCAGCAAAACCGCCGATCTGGTTGATTGCTCGGCGGATAATGAAACCGGGCAATTTAAGGGCTTGAAAGCCGAAGTTATCGCGCAAAAACTGGCCGGACAATACGGCCTAAACGTCATCAACGAAACAGACACCGGCGCGGTAATAAGCGATCATCAGATCCAGCAAGGCGAAACCGCGTTCGAGTCGCTGGACCGGCTCGGCAAACAGCGGCAAATATTAATTACCGACAATGCGGCAGGCGATGTCGTATTGGCCTCACCCGGCAGCGGCGGTCATGCGTTCAGCGGGTTGGAGTTAGGCGTCAATATTTTAACGGGGTCGGCGGGTTTTGATTATACCGATGTGTATAGCCACTATTCGGTTAAGGGCCAGGCTAGCAAACACGGAATAGATAACGACTGGACCGACGCCTCTTCGGCCCAGATGTCGCAGGCCCAAGGTAGTGCAAGCGATGGCAGCCTTCAACGCCGCCGCGTTTTGGTGGTCAGGCAAGCCGGCCAGGCAGACGCCAATACCTGTCAGCAACGGGCGACCTATGAGCAGCAAGTCCGGTTGGCAAAAGCCGGGGAAATCCGTTACCGTGTCGCCGGTTGGCGGCAAGGGGACGGCTCGCTATGGCGACCCAATATCACCGTCAACATCAAAGATGTGGTGATGGGGGTTAATAGCGCCTTGCTTATTTCTGAAGTGATTTTGACGCTGGACGAAAGCGGCATGATTGCCGAGCTAGTATGTATTCCGGCGGCGGCGTTTATGACCGAACCGGAAAAGCAGGCCAAGGCGGTTAAGCGTAAAACAGTAAAACGAAGTACAGAGCCATCGTGGCTTGACGAATGAGTTTATCTAAAACCCTATCCAGCAGTATTAGTAATATGCTGTCACGCGGCGCGGTCACGCTGACCAATGCCGCCGGTAAACTGCAAACCTTGCAGGTTTCACTGTTGGCCAATGAATCAAAAGATGCGGTTGAGCATCTGGAACCCTATGGTTATACTAGCCATCCCTTGCCGGGCGCTGAAGTTCTGGCGGCGTTCATCGATGGCGACCGTTCGCACGGCGTTATTATCGCCGCGTCTGACCGTCGCTACCGTGTGCAGGCGTTATTACCGGGCGAAGTGGCGATTTATACGCATGAAGGCGATTCCATTATCCTGAAAAACGGGCATGTGATTCAAATGACCACGCAAACCTTGACGATTAATGCCACGACAAAAGTTGAAATGACTACGCCTTTGCTGCAAATCACCGGCGGCGATGTCAAGGCCGATACGATCAGCCTGAAAGGCCATAAGCATAACGGCGGTTCTATCGGTTCAGGACAAACGGACGTTCCGGCATGAGCGGACAGCCGTTAATACTGGTGGTCGATGGCATTACCACTGCGGTTTCCGATGTCACTGACGCATTAGCCAGGGCAGTGATTATTTCCCTGTTCACCTGGCGTCGTGCTAATCCGGATGATGATCTTCCGAGTACCAACAAATACGGTTGGTGGGGTGACACCTATCCGCAAATCGATAACGACCGTATTGGCTCACGTTTATGGCTTCTGTCCCGTGCAAAACTGACCACAGAAACGGTTTTACGCGCCAAGGAATATGCCGAGGAAGCTTTGCAATGGCTCATCGATGACGGCGTTGCAGCATCTGTTCAGGTGCAGTCTGAACGGCAGGATTTATTTATGCTGGCCCTGGGTATTAAAATAATACGGGGCGATCAATCGTCGCTCACTGTCCGTTTTGCAAACGTTTGGGATATATTCAATGCCGTTTAGCCGCCCGCTGTTACCTGAACTTATCAACCGCACCCGCGATGATATTGTCTCACGCCTGCCAAACCCTGACCTACTCAGGCGTTCGGACGGCGAAGTATACGCCCGCGCGATGTCCGGTACGGCGCACGGACTGTACGGCTATCTGGACTGGCTGTCACGTCAACTCATTTACGACACGGCTGACGGTGATATGCTCGAACGCTGGGCCAGTATTTGGGGGATAACTCGGAAACAGGCGACGGTGGCCACCGGACAGGTGAAGTTTACCGGAACCAACGGCATCGTTATTACGGCCGGCACTCAGTTGGCAGCATACGACGGCCAATTGTTTGCGACCGCTGCTGATGCAACTATTTCCGCTGGAATCGTCTGGGCAACGGTTAACGCCGTTATTCCAGGTCTGGCAGGCAACCGGTTAACCGGACAGACTTTTACGCTACAAGCGCCGGTTTCCGGCGTTAATTCAGGCGCTTTAGCTGGAGCAATGACCGGCGGCAACGATATTGAAACCGATGACAGTTTGCGTTATCGCCTGTTGCTTCGTATCAAACAACCGCCCCAAGGCGGCGACCGGGCGGATTATGAAGCCTGGGCGCTAGCTGTGCCTGGCGTGACGCGTGCCTGGGTTTATCCACAGGAATTGGGCATTGGCGCGGTGACCGTGCGCTTTATGATGGATGATAATTATTCGGATGGCATTCCTCTATCCGGCGATGTCGCCGTGGTTGCCGCTTACATTGACCCGCTTCGGCCGGTAACAGCGGCCGTTACCGTGGCGGCTCCCGTTGCCGTGCCGCTGAATTTTACAATCAACGCCTTATCTCCATCGAATACGACTGTAAAAGCGGCCATTACTCAGGAATTAACCGACTTGATAAAACGGGAAGCCGTACCGGGAGGCACGATTTATTTAAGTCATATTCGCGAGGCTATCAGTATTGCAACCGATGAGTTTGATCACGTTCTGACGACGCCCGCAGCCAATGTAACTAATGTAACCGGCGCTATTAGCGTCATGGGAACCATCACATGGACCTGAGTGCGGATGATTACGCCCGGCAATTAGCCGCGTTGTTGCCGCCGGGCCCTGCCTGGTCAACGGATGATGATGCCGCCACGCTGACGTTGCAGCTTAACGCCTGGGCGCAGGAATTTGCCCGTGTTCAGGCGCGTGCTGATGTGCTGATTGAGGAAGCGGACCCGCGCGTTACGTATGAATTGCTGACCGATTATGAGCGCATCTTTGGCCTGCCGACCGCGTGCATGTATGGCATTGAGCAAACGGTGCAGCAGCGCCATGATGCGCTGGTCTCGCAGATGATCAGTATCGGCGGCCAGTCACGGGCTTATTTTATCGCTTTAGCGTTGGCAGCCGGTTTTAGCATCACCATCACCGAATTCAATCCGTTTAACGTCGGCATGACGGTAGCCGATTCCATTTATGGGCCTGATTGGTATTTCGCCTGGCAGGTCAATGCGCCGACAACGACGGTCGCCTGGTTCAGAATATCCGGCGGCGTGAATGAAGCGTTGGCCGCCTGGGGCAATCAATTGCTCGAATGCCTGATTAACCGCTATAAACCGGCGCATACCGTCGCCATTGGAAGCGATCATGGATGAGCGCGACCCCCCAGTGGAGTCGCGTAACGAAGTGGAGCGCGGAACGCGAGGGCCGATTTAAATGGCATCCGCTTTCTGCTTTAATTTTTCTTTAAGCGCATCTTT